CAGCAGCCGCAGCAGAAGCTGGCGGTTTTCTGGCAGCTACAACTGCATTAGAGGCTGAGTTAGTTGCATCTGCTGTCGGTGGTCCCTTAGCAGGTATGACTGCTGCCCAAATATCGGGTGCGATGGCGGGAGAGATGTTCGGAACTATGGGAGTAGCACAAACAGCAGCCACAACAGGTGCTGTAACAGGAGGTGCAGCGACAGCCACTATGGGTGCAACAATGGCAGCAGCAGCCCCCATGGTTATCCCTGCATTGATGATGGGATTAAAGGCTCTTGGTGGGGCTAGTGGCGGTGGAGGAAGAAGTACTTGGCACTCCCTATTTAGGGTTGGGGATGATAACAAAATTAAACCAGAGCAACAAGGCATAAGCAAATTTCCAGAAAACTTTGCTGACCTTGGAGAGACTTGGTTTATAGATGCGATAAATAATGCCATTGAGGCAGGAGGTATTGTTTGGGATAAAAGCGTTATTGGGCCGGATAACGGGAAACGCCTTGGGGATTTTGGTTGGCAGCCGGGGCATGGAATGAAGGACAATGACGTAGGAGAGTTAGGATCACCGTGGTTTGTTGCCCATGATAATTTGCCAAAGGGTTACAAAGGAGAAAATCCTGGGACGTACTTTGCGAGTGAAGCTGAAGCAGCAAAGATGTGGCTATACATAAATGCAAAAGCTGGCTACATGACAGCAGGAAACTTACAAAAATCCTTCGATGCTATTGATGCTTTTGAAGGTATAGATTCACGAGGATATTTTGATTTTAGGGAAGGGACTAAACTGTTAGGAGGGGGGGGAGACCCTGAGACGTTATCTCCAGGAGAATTTGAGACTGTAGGACAAGACGTTACTTGGAAACCTTACGATATGAGTGAGGGAATTAGGGAAGTTGCAGGTGTTTCAGGTATGGTCGATATACAGAGAAAATTAACCAAAGAAGAATTGGCCGAAGAAGACAAGTTAATGGCACAAGCCATAAAGCTTCAATCAGAATATGGAGGTCCAGGACGCAGTCCTCCTATTGTCATACGAGAAACCTTAAATAATTATTGGGTGTTAAAGACACACGAATACCATGATGAACGAACAGGGTGGGAAAAATTACGACAACCAATAATATCTGCATTACCTAAAGAGGGTGTTTTAGATGAGGACGGTTATAGCTATATTTCTCCACCCGTCAAAAGAGAGTCATTAAAGTTTCTTCCAAAGGCCGATACATCTGCAAAAGCTGCCCCTAAAGCTGCCCCTAAACCCGCTCCTAAAGCTGCCCCTAAACCCGCTCCGAAGCCAAAGAATTATTATGGCAATGATTCAAAATGGGGTGAGGTAGAACCTGGAGCGCCTGTTTATTTTTTACTGGATAGTGAGAATGATGCAGCAAGTTCAGGGTCCAAATATAAGGTAGGAACAGGACCAAGGCCCGATTTACCGGCAGGAAAATGGTTACCTCAAGAACGAAAAAATTATGCTAAGTACGGTTCAAGAACTGCACCTCCACCAAAGGCTCCTCCTAAGCCTGTTCCTGTTGTTGAGAGTAAGGCTAAGACAGGGGATGTTGCTAAGAAAGCTTCTCCTAGTACAGGAGGAAAACCGCTGTATTGGACTGCGCCGGATGAGCATGGGGTTAGATATGCGAAACCTAAACAAAAAGCTTATGATCCACTTACGGAGGGCATCCGAAAAGGCGGCAAGATTGGTAAAGGTAAAGCATCCAAAAACAAAATTCCTACGAGTGGTCTTGAGCTTCCTGTTTCTGGAGGTAGGGCAGAACCAAATAGTATGAAGGATGATGTTCCTCGTACTGCCAGATCAGGGGACTTTGTAGTTAACGCAAAGACTGTTGACTTGATGGGTGTTCCATTCTTTAGGAAACTAATTCGTTCTTCCCTTGCGAAGGCTAATAAGAAGGGCATGAAATTATCAAAGACATCAGTATCCAAAAAAGAAGGCGTGGATATTATGGTGCAAAATGGAGAGATTCGTATTCCTCGTGAATTGGTTAAGATCATTGGTCTTAAAAAGTTACGCGCATGGAATAACACAGGATTACGTGCTAGAGGTGAATCACCAATAGCAGCGTAAGAACAGGCGGCTACCTGATTTATATCGGCCCCGCCAATTACCAAATAGGGCTACCCAAAGTTCTCACTTTGGCCCCACTAGGAGGTGCGTAATGTCTGACAAAGAAACTGACAACGTAGAAGAAGGAGTACCTCAACCTACTCCGTATCGAAACCCAAGCTATTTTATGGAACAAGCTTCTGAGCTTGAAGAAGAAGACCAGGATTCTCAAGAGATTGACACCGATGAAGAGGTTGAAGCTTCAGAGGCCACTCAAGAAGATGGGGATATTCCTGTTTCTGATGAGGAGGAAGAAACTTTCCTAACTCGTAAAGATAAACCGCATAATTTCAAGAAACGGTACGACGACCTTAAAAAACATTATGATAAGAGACTCGATCAGTGGAAATTGGAAAAGGGCAACTACGAAGAACGCCTGAAAGTTGAGGAGAGGAAATCTCAACTCAAACTTCCAAAGACTGAAGAAGAGCTAGAAGTGTTTAAGCAACAGTACCCGGACGTTTATGCAGTTGTCGAGACAGTCTCGCATATGCAAGCAGACGACAGAGTAAGGATTGTTGAGAATAAAATCGAAGACCTCAAGAAGCAGGAACATGAGCTAATCGTACAAAACGCTGAACAGGAACTTGTTAACCTTCAGCCAGATTTCCTAAAACTTAGGGAAGATGAAAAGTTTATTACTTGGTTAGCCGAACAACCTGAGAGTATATCTGATGGGATATACAAAAACCGTACCGATGCACGGTGGGCAGCTAGGGTTATTGATCTTTACAAGTCTGATTCAGGAGTCAGAAAAAAATCTAAACCGAGGCGATCTGCTGCTGAAGCAGTTTCCAAAACTTCAAAAGGAAACCCACCTTCAACTGATACAGATGAGCTAAATTTTAGAGCATCCGACATAGCTAAGATGAAACCTTGGGAATTTGTGCAACACGAAGCAGAGATTGACAAGGCTCAGAGAGAAGGTCGGATTATCCAGGACTTATAACAATAATATAAGGAGGCTGATATGGCTTTTCCAGCATCAGGCGGCTATACCAATCTACCAAATGGTAATTGGTCCCCCGTCATCTACAGCCAAAAAGTCCTTAAATTTTTCCGCACAGCTTCAGTGGCCGAAGATATTACGAACACTGATTATGCGGGTGAAATTGAGAACTTTGGCGATACTGTTAAGATCATCGTTGAGCCGACGATTACTGTTAGCAGCTACACCCGTGGTTCTGTGGTAAGCCCACAAGACTTGCAGGACGATGTTATTTCGATGACCGTTGATCAGGCGAATGCTTTTGCGTTCAAGATTGATGACATTGAAGAGCGTCATTCTCATGTTAACTGGGAATCACTAGCCACTTCTTCCGGTGCTTATGCACTGAAGAACACGTATGATCAGAACATTCTGACATACATGGTAGCTAACGCTGGCACGACTGTCGGTTCTGATGGCTCTGGGCAGGACGTAGGACATACAGGCGCTGAAATTGATCCGTTGAACCTAATGGCNAACCACTCCAAGCGTCTTCACGCGAACGATGTTCCTGAAGAGAATCGTTTCTTTGTGGCAAGCCCGGAGTTCTACGAGCAATTGCAGCAGTCTAGTTCTAAACTGATGGACGCATCTGTTACGGGCGACGGTAATACCGATCTCCGTAATGGTAAGGTNCATAATGGCAAAATTGCGGGTTTCACTTGTTACATGACCAACAATCTGCCAGCCAGTTCTACTAGTAACTACTACAAAGTTCTATCTGGGCATATGTCCGGTATTGCGACTGCTAATCACATCGCGAAAACCGAACTCGTGCGTGACCCGGATAGCTTTGCGGACGTAGTTCGTGGTCTGCATGTTTTTGGTCGCAAGNTTTTGCGTACCAAAGCTTTGCAGGTCGAACACGTTTTGATTGATTAAGAGGGAGATAAATCATGGCTACTTATGATCATACAACTGGTCAAGGTACGGCAGGACATCGCTCTCGTATGCGGTCAATGTACGTCCTTGAGAAAACCGTGGATATCGCTGCCGTTTGTTCGGCTGGTGGTGTCTCTGCGCTAACTGCTGATGATATCATTCAAGCGATTGATATCCCGGCAGAAGTGTATATCCTCCATGCTGGTGTGGAAGTTATTACCGCACTTAATGGAACCTCCCCTGTTCTTGATGTTGACTTTGCGGCTGGGGATGACTTTGTGGATGGTGCTTCGGCAGCTTCTACGGGTTATTGCGCCGCAGGTACTAATGGTCACGTAGACTATACCGCTGTTTCTACTTTTGCGAACAGGGTAACGGCTNCTGACACCATTGATGTCAAGGTTGGTGCTGGTGCGAACGATGTTTCCACTGGCAAAATCCGGGTGTACGCAGTTCTTTGCGATATTTCCGGCGTTGATGAGACTGATTCGCTCCGGGCGGCAACCCTGTAGCATAATCATTGGGGGAGGGAGAAATCTCTCCCCCTCTCACAACATCATCAGGCTGCTTTTATAGAGCCTTCATCTTGCTGAAAAGGAGAACACTATGAATACTGTAAATACGAGAGCGTTAACAAAAGATATTCGTCATATGTTTAACAAAATGTCCGTTGGCTTTGACGAGTATTGGATGCCTACCACCGACAACATTGGGTATCCTCCGTACAATCTTATCGAAGAATCTAAGAATGTGTATAGAATTGAAATGGCAGTCGCAGGATTTGCAAAAGATTCTATTGAGATTTTTGAGGAAGACGCGAAACTAACTATTATTGGTAATGCTAAAGAAGACAATGAAANTGGGGATGTTCTTCATAAGGGTTTGGCCCAACGTAAATTTACCCGTGAATTTACTCTTGCTCCTAACATAGAAGTGACAGAAGCTAAACTGGAGAATGGAGTTCTGATCTTAAGGTTTCTCAAGCAAGCCCATAAGAATAGAAAAGTAATAGACATAGCGTAACTACGGAGAATAGAAAATGAATGTACTCAAATTAGGTAAGGCGATTCTCTTTGCAGGGGTAATTTTTTGTGCTGGCATTACGGCCTCTTTTGCAGCAGACTGTGGTCCCCAGCATGAGGAAATGCTCAATACAGCAGTTCGTATTAATACCTCTGGCTCTGGTACGGTTCTGTATTCCAAACTACACAATGATGCATGGGAATCCTACATCTTAACTAACTTCCATGTAATTGCCCGTCAGATCACGATACGTGAAGTATGGGATGGTATGCAGGGCAAAAAGATTAAAAGAGAAACTAGGGAACCTGTNACTGCGTTTTGGTTTGACTATATAAAGTGTGCCCGTTCTGTGGGTACTCGTGGGCGTATTGCAGATATTGTAGCCCATGATNAACAGCGTGACCTAGCCTTACTTCGTTTGAGAGATACTGAACGTGGTGTCGAGCGGATTGCTCACATGCTTCCAGAAGATGAGTCTCCTAAATTGGGCCAGACTGTCTGGGCTATTGGGGCAGGACTAGGCTTCCCCCCTTCTATGACCTCTGGTGAAATGGCTTTTGCTGAACAGATGATTGAGGGNTATAGGTATCAACTAGCTACNGCACCTATTATCTTTGGTAATTCTGGTGGTTCANTGTTCAGCTATTCCGAAGTGCGGAAACAATACGAAATGATTGGTGTACCCTCTCGTGTATCTGCCTCTGGATTTCAGGCAGTAACTCACATGGGCTGGTCAATCCCAACGGAAACTGTAAATGAGTTCTTACGGGAGAACTTTCATGGCTTTATTATTGGTGATAAATATTTAGAAACAGAAGATCGTAAACCTATCCCTAAAGAGAAATAGGATACACAAATGCTAAAGCTAATTTGATGAGTAATAAGATTATAAGTAAGTACACCATTGTCATCCCAGTAGTTATCGCTGTATTTACAGCAGCAATAGCATGGGGACAAATTCTCCAACAGAACGGAGAACAAGACAGGCGTATAGCGAACATTGAAACAGCTATAGCAAATATCTCAGCATTTACTGCACGGCAAGAACGTATAGACGAGAGAACTCTCAATATACAACAAGAACAGAAATCGCAAAGAGAAATGCTTGAAAGCATCATACGGTTTTTCACTATATATAAAGAAGAGAACGAATAGAGGAATGTCTTAATGGATTATCTTGCACTCAGTAATAGAGTTTTGCATTCTCTAAACGAAGTCGAATTGACTGTTGCTAATTTCTCTAATAGCAAAGGAGTTCAGACGGCGGTTAAGGAATTTGTAAATCGCTCTATTAATGATATCTATTCGGATGAATTAGAATGGCCTTTCTTGCATTCCGATACGACACAAGTAACTACTGCCGGAACAGCAGAGTATAGCTTACCAGCAGATTACCGTAACATCGATTACGATTCATTTGTACTACGCCCAACACAACTTCTAAGCACAAATGAATTTTCTTCAGATGCTAGTTGGTCGCATACGGGAGGATCAATTTCAGGGGGATTACTTGTCCTTACGGCAGGGACATCTTCAGAACAAACTGTAACCTCTTTCGTTAAAAACCGTACCTATAGGGCAACCTTGAGGATGACGGGTACGGGTACTCTGACCTTGAAGGTTGGAACATCTTCTGGTGGGACACAGATTACAAGTACAGACTTTACTGTGAGTAACCTTGGGGAAGGTAAGCTTCATTCCATGACATTCACGGCTACGGCCTCTACTTTGTACGTTACTCTGGCAGGGAGTACGGCTACGGTTAATGTTGATTTCATAACGATAAATGAAGATACGCAACCAAAGGCACTTACATACCTTACGTATGATGGGTATATTAAAAATCACAAAGAGAATGATATAGCCAATAATCCTAGTAGTTATAACACTCCTCAATATGTATACCCAACCCAGGACGGTAAATTCGGCCTAACCCCTATCCCTGACCGGGGCAACTACACAATCGTATACGAGTATTGGACCACACACTCTGATCTTTCTGCAAGTGA